GCTGCTGCATTGGCTGCTGCATTGGCTGCTGCATTGGATGGTATTTCTGCATCATGCGAGCATCTTGCTCGGCTAGTTCAGCCTCACGAGCTGCCTGTTTATTTCTAGCAATATCTGCCTCTAAAGACGATGGTCTTCTTTTGTTGGCATCATATGCCGACAATGCCTGAGAAAATAAATCAGGCGATAGAACATTCGAAGCTTTAGCTCCGCCTGTATCAAAAAAGTTATAAGCCATAAATATCTCCGATTATTTAAATTAACTGAAATCAGCAAAACCAGCTATAGACGCCAAATTGGAAAGAACTGCATTCATCATCATGTTGTGTGTTGATGAATTGTCGTAAGCATATTGACCCTGCTGCACAAGAGACCTGGATATCATCTCTGCCTGGCTTTGACCCGATCTCTGACCACGGTCTGCAGCTTGATTGGCAGATCCCATGTTCATGCCGTACAGATTGGTATTTCTGTCGGCCCATGTATTGTAGTCCCGAGAAGCCATGTCAGAAGCCATCTGCATATTTTGCTGTCTATGCATAGGGCTTCCAGCCATTCCACCTGCTGCAGCTGCGTTTTCAGCCCCTTGCAGGGCCTGGTCTAGAGCAAACTGATATCCAGGTGACTGCGTATAGTCTTTATTCATGTTATTTTGAAATTGACCGGGGTTTTGAAGGCCCTGAGTAACAGAGGGATTTAAACTCTGCATAGCCTGATTACCAGAATCCATATACGGCTGATTGAATTGCTGATTTTCGCCAGGGATTTGGTTTGTATATTGTGCGGCAGCCTGTCCAGGATCTTGATATAATCCATAAAGATTTGAAAATGGCATAATGTATTCCTTAATTTATTGATATTTATACGTATTGAAGAGTACGCCATGCAGCCGTCAAAATATTTGCTGGAGTGGCTGGGTCGTAGGTAATAACAAACTGCTTGGACACGCGATTAGTCAGATCGAACACAAGCTGACCGCTAATATCCTGAACCCCGACGGGCAATGGAGCGCCGATGTACGGAGCGTACGATGCCTCAATAGTGTCAATATTCTCTTGAGTTAATCTGGGAACCATAATTCCTGTTGCCTTGAAGTTTACCTGCAACGCCTGAAACAAACTGGAAATCCCCAGCAGCCAAGCATGACTGAAATTACCATTGTCATCCACAGCTCGTGCAGATCGGGGCATATCGGGAAAGAGTCCTCTGTATAGCGTATAATCCATGGTTTACTCCTAAAATGGTATTTACTTTATTATATGACGAAATCAGATTCGCACATTAACAGTTCCTTCTAGCACAACGACCCTGCCGTAGCTCCAAAATCTAAATTGCATCACCGAATCATTAGCCGCGCCGAGATTCCAGTACATAACCTTATTCTTCCTGTTTCCAATGGCTGAAAGCTCTTGTCCCCATGACTGACCAAAAGTTGCACCCCCATCAATAGATAAGGATAAATCCACCCGAGGGACAGCTAATGATAAGTTGCTTTCGTTGCCAGCCTGCTGATGATAAGGAGTTTCGCCTGACTCCATAGTGAATCCTATGTCATTGATAATCTTCAAGTCTTGGCTTATATCTCTTATATTTGAGCAAATTCTAATGCGAGGTATTTGATTGATAGATACCACTCCATTATTAGAGACATCTTCATATGTTGTGATAGTCGTATCCAGGGCAAAGATATTTCCGTTATTTTTGGTTACAAAATAATACTGATTATTAAAGAAGGCCACCTGGCTTGCTATGAAGTAATTCATATTAATGTCAGAGGCATTATAAATTTTATCTGTATTGAAATCGTAAAATAGGGATAGGTTATCAGAGTAGAAGTTAATGTGATAAAACAAATGGCCATCTTGTCTATATAAGAATCCTTGGCTGTCTTGGGGATTTTCCAGCCTAGAGAACAGATAATCTATGCCATCTGTTGTTATTTTTTTAGGATCTCCCCCAGAAGATGCCATGATTACTGGGCCGGAAGATTCATTGATTGCCAGCCATACAACAAACTCATCCATATATGCCACCGTGGCAGGATTGAGGCAGCCGTAATCGATACTAAATTGGCTATTGCGCTGATATGGGAATAACTCGTTAGACCCAGTATCAAACCAAGCCTCAGTAACATTAGATCCCATCACAAAAATCATATTACCTTTCGATGGAACTCTGACTACAGCTTGTACGTTATCTGCTTTATGCTGTATCAACCCTATATCTAAAGCTGAATTTCCCCATGTCTCCCCATTATTAACCCTGGATAGCCTCCATGAGTTCTCCGCAACAAACCCCAAAACGATTGCCGTATCATTACTAGCCGCAAGAATAAATCTTGAGTTATGAAATGAGAGATAACCCGCTTTAAAATCCAAGGGTATTACCTTAAATGAAGGAGTAAGGGTCGGATCGTACAAGTAGAAATTCGTTCCGTCAGAGATACCAATTTGAGGCTTATTATTCTCCGCAATGTATACAACACCGGTCTGGGATTGCAAGGAGCCAATTTTCACAACCTGTGAAGACGTAACCTCGTCTATGCTCTGAGAGTAATTAATATTAACAAGAAAGACATCTGAATCCTGAACCACAACAAGTCTTCCAAACTTTATACTGGAAAATATGCCGCGGCCCTCATTAGCATCGAGAAGCTTGGACGAACTTACGGCAATCTTATATCCAGAATAAGGGACTAGGGCTGTGTCAGACTGAAACATGTTATAAGTCTTTTCGATAGATATTTTGGGGTATCTACCAAAAGCGCTGGACCCCACCATATTCAATGGGGTTTGCTGGAAGTTTGGTCCTCTGTAAATCACGGCTAATCCATAAAATTAATTCATATTCTTCATTATAGCTTGAACAGAACTTCTGGACACAATGCATGCGTGGCTTATATCTTCCTATCTATGACTATCCGGGACTGTACCCTTGACCCAGGTTCACTTGAGCGTATGTCATTCCATTGTTGCGATTTGCGTTCAATATAGATGCCTTTTTGTTGCTCAAATCAGGGGGCGAAATGTACATTAGCTCTCGCTGCATTGCATTTAATATTTGCTCAGACTGAGGATTAAACAGCACCCCGTATTCGCTTGTCATATAAGACGCCAGCGCATATCTCAAGTACTCTAGATAGCCCGTGTCGTAGCCCTGATTTGCGCTATTGATGAATGTGTAAGGAACCGTCTCGCTAACGTTTGTCATGTCAGTAGTAAGCTCTACATCAACAAGAAATAGCTTCACCATCATCTTTAATGCATAGTCCGAGTCTGGCTTAAAGTATACAGAAAGATTTCCACCCCCAAGACAGCGATTGAAATTCCAATTAAAAGGCAGAGAGCTCACATTATCTGTTCTTGCAGACCCGTAATAATTCCTTCGAGTTGTTGACTGCATCGGATAGCGAATCACATCAATGTTAAAGGTCGCTGACTCTACAGAAGCTACGTACGGCAAGAAATAGAACTCTTGTCCAGCAACTAAAGGCATCTCTATATAAGTGTAATAAGGTATGAGGTCTGTCTCAATCTGCTTAAAGTTCAGCAAAGAGTTCAGCATCTCTAAACCTTCAGATATCTGACTTCCTGTCGGAGTCTGTAAGCTTCTAGATACAATGCCCGAGAGATACCAGGCCCGGCTAATGAGTTGCTGCGCTGTATAAGACATGATCTGATTCCTTTAGAAAGACTATGTATTGAGTTTATCACAAAATATCAACGCTGCATGAGCATAGGTATTCTCAATAATTTGTAAATAAATATCAACATTGCTGTTTACAACAAGTAACAGTACGTATACAATTATATGGTCTTACAGCACCTAATTGTAAGGGTGTATAGCAACTAATGGAGTGAATATGATTAAAATAGATATCAACAACACGAAAGACATATCAGGTGGGAATCCTGTTGTGCTTTTCCCTATTGTTGGATGCGCAGTAGTTACGGGCATGGACTACGCTGCTTCTGACGGAATGAGCTATGGAGAAATGGGTTGTAGCTGCGCAAAAGGTGCTATCCATGGAGCAAATCTAGGGATGGGAATTACAGCGCCTATTGGCAATCAATATGTTCGTTATGGGGCCGGACTAGTCTATGCGCGTTACGCACCGGGAATGGTAGATAGCTTCGTTTCAAACAATAGGTCTGTTTTGAATGGCCGTAATTATGGCTCTACATTTTTAGGAGGCTCAGGTGATTAATTTTATCGTATCTCTTTTTATGGGATTTAAAGAAAAGTCTTTCCAGGAAGCAATTTTATATACATCCTCTATTTTATTTTATGTAATTATTTTTTGTCACTACATGGAATATAACTGGGTGCCATTTGCAACGGACTTTAGAATTATTGCCATTCTGTCTTATGTTAAAGGTGTAATGGATTATCAAAAGAGAGTTGCTAATACTTAGTACAAAAAGAAATGCCCCTTAACGGGGCATATCTTTATCTCAAGTCATAAATACTAAGCAGGATATGCCTCTAGAGGAACACCTGTATAGCTAACTACAGAAAAGCTTAGGCTATCTGAAGCCGAGCTTACTAAGTAATCAATACCTGTCTTTGAAGTGTCAACACCGCAAATCACTTGAATATACTGAGTCTGAGCAACACCAGCAGCAACTGCTGAGATAGTTACTAAACCAGTTGTCGCTGTGGAACCAGATGGTCTGAACTTAGCTAGAGAGCCCGCAGAAACAGGGATAAAAGTTACAGCTAAGGTAGCAATAACGTTTGGTAGTGTTGCCAAAGGAATAGCAGCGTTCAAATCAACAGTAGCAAAAGTAGTAGAAGTACCAGCAGAAAGCCCGGAAACAGCTGGAGCCAAAACATAAGTCTTAGCGCTCTTCATCATTTGCGGCTTGTTTGTGGAAAACACAAAGTTTGTAGATGCATTTGTAGAAACAAAACCAAGAAGTCTTAGAGAGTCATAACCGAATGGTAAAAGAGGATGCGCATTGCTAGACAATGTCATAATACCAGCTTCTTTCTTATACCCGCGAGAATCCGCAATCAAATAAATCGCATACTGAGAACTTGCAGCTAAAGCGCCTGCATCTAATCCGTTCACACCAACAACAGCTGTATTAACTAGCAACGGCTGGCGATATCCGCTGAACAGAGTTTCTGGAGATGTAGTTCCCTGAATGTCTTGATACCCAACAGGCATATCGAGGATGTCATTAGAATCTCTAGCTTGACCCGGAGCGATCGCAATTACTTTTGTAGAAGCGATGGAAAGGTCTAGACCGGAAATATATTGAAACGGTAACGAATAGATCGGATCGTTTTGTACTTGTGCAATTGCCATATTAAAAGTCCTTATTTACTTATTTGATGAACCCAAAGACTCATGCGAGAGTCATTAACCCTGACTAAGAGGAATAATCATTCGAAGGGAATACTCGGGCACTATAATCGAACCATGAGTTTCATCATAAATGATACCAGACTGATTTTGTCCAAATACCGAACCATAGGTCATACGCATAGACACACCGGTGCTGTCATCGTACTCACTAGAAGTGGCATACGGGTCTTGCTCTGGAAGTCTTGGCATAGCTAAGTACATAGCATCTCCGCCTGATATTCCGCCTGCACGATGCGACACTAGACCTTTGATTTGCATTCCTGCAGCAATAGGGTTGTTCATGTTTTGATTCTGTCCGCCGGCTGAGTTTAAAGCTGGGAAGATATTCAGAACAACGTTACCACTAGCATCAGCAGCAGAGTCAGCAGTAGCGCGAAACTGAACCGGGTTAGCGCTTGGAAAATGACCGATGAAAGTCAAATAACGCATGTTTGGCTGGCTAGATACACCGTCTTGGAACTGGAACAAATCTCCGGAGAAAACAGCATTCGAGTCACTATTTGTAGCACCGCTTACAGTGATTTGCGTGATGTTCTTACCAGTAGGATCGTTTGTCGAAACAACAGTTAATGTATTTTGGTCTACACCTGTGTTACCAGAAACGTGAAGAGGCATAAGATTGGACTGATAGTAATTGACCAAAGGAGTTCCAAAATCACCAATTTCCCATGAGTTAGCGCTTTCATTGTTACGAGTTGGTGCGAACTGATTCAATCCACTTCCTACAATGCCAGGTACTACTGTATCAGGAAGATACACTTTAATTCCGTCGTGAACAGCGCCATAGTTCTTGAAAAACATAATGGACTGAGCTAATTGCTGATACGAAGACAAAGCTGTGGAGCCGTTTCCGTAGAAGCGATATGGGCCGGAAGCTGTGTTTACTGAATCATCTAGCTGACTACGAACACCGGAAACCCAGTTTTTAGCCACGTTGCCTTCTACTTGTGTAGCAAGCTCAGCGATAAAGGATTTACCGAACACCTTCATGTAATCTTCTTCGCCTTTTTCAAGATTAAAGATTCTTTCTTGAGATGTGACGCTGAATGCAGCATTGTTAGCTTGATCGCAAGTTAGTGTTTGTACACGTTGTGTAGCAGCTTGCCAAGAAGCAACCAAACCAGCAGATGTTGTTGCACGCGGCGGTAAGTCGAAAGTTACACTCGAACCAAGATTAGCTTGAATCTTGTCAAAATCTTTAAACTTAGTGTTAGCGGTTGAGATGTGGCAACACATGTTTTGCAAGAGCGCAAGACCAGAACGTTGGTACGTCTGTACTTGTTGTAAAATATTACTTGGATAAACAGCCATTTTAAAGTTCCTCGTTATGTTCGATTATCAAGAGCTCCCCGCATCTAACCGCGGTACTTTGATTTCAAAGCCGACATGGAAGAAGCAGGAGAGCCGGTACCAGGGCTAGAAGGTCTTTGCTGAGATAATGGTGTAGCTGCTTGCTTTGAAGACATAACTTTCGTGTTCTCTTTGATAGATTTAGCTAGTCTTTGCAAATCGTATACAGCATCTTTCGGACTTCTTTCGTAAGTCGACTGTAATTGATTTAACTTGCTTCTATTTTTAGAGAGCTCATAAAGAACGTCATCAGCATTATCAACGTTTTCTGCCAGCATCTGAACAACGTTGGGATAAACACCCATGTTCAAACCTTCAGAAACTTCGTTGTAGTCAGAATACTTTTCATTGATGCCTGCTATTTTCGACTGATACGCACTAACAATGCGTTGAACCGTGGCTGCATTTGCGGCTTCCTGCTGCTCTGCTTGCCATTTGTCTCTCTGACGAGAAACTTCTTCGCTAGTCAGTCTTCGCACTTCGTCTTCAGACATTCCACTTTGATGAGATACGTTTGCGTTTTGACGCTTATAACTCTCTACAGCTTCATGCTTTGCGCGACCAACGATGTCGTTCAAGTCAGACTGTCTAAAAGTCCTTTCTTGAGGCTTCGCGGTCTGCTCAACGCTACCTTGATTAGTATTAAAATTTTCATTCTCTGACATCACATTATCCATAATTTCCCTCTAAGCTATTAACCCCGCCACGGTAAATCCCTAAAAACGTCTAGGTGTCCGAACTATTACGCCGTCACGCTACAAAAACCTCAATTACGCATGAGTCTCGTTTAACAATTGCTGTGCATGTACACATTTAGAGAGTAGCAGAGAGATTATGTATCGGCAATAGAGTTTGATTTCTATAGAGAGAGATGAGAGATTGGAGTATTTGGCTTTTAAAATAGTAAAACCCCTAGAGAAAACGCCCCCTGGAGTGATTAGTAACAGGTTTTTTGGGATTCTCTAGAGGCCGGAGTGCAAGATACGGAGATTCCGAAGACTCTCAAACAACACGTCGTGTCTTACTATAGAACAGTATATGCTAAGATTATCGTTCCGTCTAGGGCAGAATCTGCAGAAAGGTTATAAATAGTCACTACTGCTGAACCAGCGCCGGGAACAACTTGTAATTGCACGTTCTTCATTGTATTTGTTCCACCCATCAGCGTTAACTGAATAGAACTTGTCGCTGCGATAAGGGTATTGGTCCAAGTGATCGCATAGCTACCTGCGGCTGCAGCTGTCAAAGCAGAAGTCGTGATAACTCCAACCAGTCCGCTAGCAGTAACAGCGTTAGTTGCTTCAGTGCCATTAGCCTTTGTTGCGCTCTTCAGAGTTCCCTCGGTATCTGCAAATACAGCGAAATCGCCGATAGAAACAGGAAGAATAACTTCACCGGGATTAGCCCATGAAGATAGAGTAATTACACCAAGATTGCTTATTGCTACAGTGAACAGACCGTACGATCCGGCTCCGGTGTTCTTATCGTAGTCATAGAAAGCCGAGATAATGTCACTTGCAGAGACAGGGAAAGTGTCGAGTGATGCTTCATTAAGATAGCCAGCAGTCGTTACTGTAGCAAGGCTATCGCCAAAAATCGCATACTTTTGATTTGGGAAAACTTCAACAGTCCCAGGGATCGAAGTTGGAAGCTGATAAACTTTAGCCATTGTGATTCCTTAATTGTTAAATGATATTTGAACTACTATGAGCAGTCTGACTACTCATCATAGCTACTAAAGGCTTTTCTATGCTAATCGCTTCTCTTCTTCGTCAGCTCTTTTGTTAAGCTTTCTAGCCAAATCTCTAATTTCAGATACAAGCTCTTTGTCAATATCGTCTCCAACTAAGTCAAAAACTCTATCAACAACGCGAGTAACTGCTTCTTTTGCTGCTATAAATGCTATTCTCATTTCTTCTTCCCCTTTGCTGCTTTATTGTCAGCACTTTTCATGGCCACTGGCTTCTTTTTATCAGCACTTTTCATAGCTTTTGAAATCCCTTCCTTCATCATTTTTGATGAAGAATCACTCTTTTTATACGTTCCCTGCTTCATGTTCATGTCCTATTCCTTTTTACTGTAAATTTCTTTATAGAGATTAGCTCTATCTTCAGACTTTGCACCATCCATGTGACGTCTGACTTGCTGCTCCATCTGACCACTATTCATCTTATACTGCTTTTGTAGGGCGGACATCGGTGTATTCTGTAAATCGTAATAACTAATCTTCTTAGACATATCTATTCTCCTATTTTGAACATTTAATAATATCGTGCATCAATCTCATTGCGTCATGACCAGCTTTGCTTTTAAAGCCTTTTTCCTTGAGCGCATAATCTTTCTCAATCTTCATGTTCTCAGTCATAGCTTTTATCAGCTGCATGCTATTCGACTGCCTTTGCATAGCTATCTTTGCTTCAAGCTCTTGTCCGCTTTGCTGCACTTTCGCCATGTCTACTTGAAAATTCATGTCATTTTTCTGCTTCTCTTGCTCAATCTTGCTCCTTTCGTTCTCTACTTGAGTCTGCATAGGATTTGGCTGCTCTGCTGCCTCTTGCCTGCGCTGATTCAACTCTTCCGTCCATTCACTAGTTAAAGACTTCAGCTCTTCTATGCCCTTGCCGTCCATGTTATCAAGAATAAAGTGAAGGCCTTTTTCAGACATGAATTCAGTAAAGACCGGGGACATGCCCATGATGTCTTTGACCATGTTGATCGTGCGAGACTTCTGAACTTGAAAGCTAGCTCCAGCTGTCAATGTAACGTTGAGAACGTTAGGGTCGTAATCTAGAGACGGCATCCCTTCTTCATTGATGCGAATGAACTCGCGCTGACCATCTTTAGTAACAACGGGAATAGACCTGGGCGTAACAAAATACTTCGGCATTAGCGAAACGTATATTTGAGCAAGCCTCTGAAAGCCCTGTAAGCATCCGACAATGTAAGGCATAGCAGTGGCATTTGACTGACTAGCTGCTTCAACAATAGCAACGCCTGACAACTGGTTATTATTAATTCCAAGAGATGCATCGTAAGAACCTAGCACGTTTTGTATAAGTGAGTCCGAACCCGTAAAAGCACCAATGATTTCCGGCGGACATGGTGCGCGCTGAATCTCACGAATCGGATTCATGATTGGAAGATTAGGGTTCTTCTCGTAGACGGAGTTATAGACAAGAACTGAAGCATTCTGCACATCTTTATATGCTGTAAGCAGCTCTTCTTCCTTCGGAAGCGCCTCTTTTGCTACCATAAATTTATGCTGAACCGTATTCTCTATCTCATTCGCTAGAGATATACCGGCATAATTCTTAAGTCTTTGAGCACCGCGAGCGTGATAAACGTAAGGCCTTGTCACTTGCTTCACAGCGCCATCATTGTGCCCCTTAATCATAATAGAGCTACCGTCAATAAATACGATTGGCAGCATATCAAAGTCAGTCTCTTCGTACTCAATCACTTCGCTTTCTATGATTCTGTATCGACATATGCGCTCAAGCATAGTTTTTCTGGGCTTCCCAATGATAATTGGCGGCATCTCAATGCTATCCCATTCTTCGATAATCTTGTCGTACCTCTTCTTCAGCATGACTCCCATTCCGCGCACAGAAACAATCGTTTCTTCTTTCTGCTTCTTCTCGTAGTAGTCGACGACAAGAGCAATCTTCTCGCCCCCGGCAATATAGCTCCAGTTAAATCCGCTGAAGCCCGTCGAAAAGCTAATCTTCTTCAAGTCTAAATCGGGATACTCTTCTTTAATGCACTCTTCAGATTTTGGAAACATCTCAAAGCAGTAGCTACCATCTCCTTTATGCGAAAGCTTAGCTAGCTTGTCAAAACCCGTGAGCGTAGGCTCGCATCTCTCAAAGCGAATAACTTGCTCCATCGACATTGCATGCTCATACTCTGTATATATCTTTACAGCTGAAAAGCCCCCAGACAGCAGGTCTTTGTACACTTCGTATTTCAAGTGAGCATTGTCCCCATCCATAAAAACGTGCTTAAGATGCTGCTGCACAACAGCAATAACCTCGGGGTCTGTTGTTGCATCGTCATATGAGCTGACAAGAATGTCGGGCTCTTGCTTAGAGAATTCTCCGAGCAGTCTAGATATGTATGCTTCTAGAACATTAAACTCGAGCTGCGGTCTGCCCATGCTTGCCAGCAACTGAATCTCTGATGCTGTCAGAGAAGACTCGAACACAAACTTTCTAAATTCGTTATATCGTTTGTAGTTATCATCAAAATATTCGCTTGAATCGCGCACCTTTTTTTTGATGTCGCTGAGTCTGTCTTGATAACGCTTAGCAACTTCTTTCATGCAACTAGCTCCGTTTTTTGAGAATGATTGTTTTAATTGTATATCAACATATCTAGCTCGTGTAAGCTTTGTGACGCAAGCGTCCCACAAAGTTAGAGTGACTCGTTAACGACTTTGCTATGTCAGTATAGTCATTATCTTCGCTTGAGTAATTCATAATAGATTTCTCTATCAGTCCCAGTCTCACTCCATCTGCAAGATTGTCTCCTAAGTCATCTCGCGCATGAGAATCATTAGCTGTAATCTTTGACATATGCGTAATACACTTCTCTGCGTGCTTTGCGTAGCGACTAAGAGACACGAGTCTTTCTGCAACAAAAGGCTGGATATCGAGAAAGCGCTTAGTCTTAGAGCCCGAGCTTCTGTTTCTATCGATGTTCATAATTCTCACAGCTCTCATTTCTGATAGCGCTGAGATAAGAGATACTCCAGTGGACTTCTTCTCTATAGCAGCAAGTCGGGGCGGCTTTTTATTGCGACAGCAGTTTTCCCAAAATGATAGAAACGTATCTTTCAAATCTTTCGGCTCAACATGTACTTCAATAGCATCAATCCAGTGCAGTGCATGCACGCCAGTCTTTACGCCAAAGTTTTCTATCTCGTAGATACCGAAAAAGCTGATAGCTGTAGCATCGTTATAAGTCATAGCTGTTTCAGCTGTGTCAGCAACGACAAACGTAGCGATGAACTCCGGTTCTTCATCGAGCAATACGAACCAGTCCGGCTTGAACAATGCGCCTCCAGAGGGCACAGGCTCTTGCTGATACTGCGATGAGAACACATATGGGTCAGTTTCCTTACGCTTCATAAGCATCTCTTTAGAAAAGACCTCGGGGTATATGATATTGCCAGCAGGGTCTATAGATTTTATGATAATCTTTTCCCAATCATATCCATCTTTCTTATCGATAACGTACTGACAAACGTCTTGTTCGTGCAAGCGCTGAGATATGAGAATAATTGGGACGTTCTGTCCCCTTAGGCGCTGCATCAGAGTCTGAGAAAAGTTGTCGATTACTCCCTGTCTCATTATAGAGCTGTGCGCTTCATCCGGTTTTGTGAGGTCATCGCAGTTACTAACTATAACTCTGCATAAGCCCGCAAACATGTTATGATTATCTTTTACAGTTAAACAATAAGTTTTATCAACATGACCGAACTTACTGGTAGAGAGCGCCGAAATCTGTTTCGTCAGCAAAGGGGAAATCGCAGACTTACCGAAGATGAAATTATTGAAGTTTGCAAGAGAAGAATACAAGGAAGAGCAAGTAGAGAAGTCGCAATAGAATTTGGGCTTGATATCACTACAGTTTACAATATTTGGAACGGTAAAACATGGAAAGATGTTACAAAAGAAATTCGTGACAGAGCTGCAAATACTATAGTTGACGACATCACTGATGAGCATAGAAGAATTGTTAGTGACAGTTCGATAAGTAGTCTCGAAGCTGCACGAAAAACCGGAATAAGCAGATTCACGATCATTCGCTACAGAAAGCAGGATGTCGCTACTGAGTAAATCTTGAGCTTCAATCCATCCTCTATTTTCTGTCCACACTTTATGATCTGGAGTGCAGCGAAGTGTCGAGTCATCTTCAAAGACTATCTCAACAATGTCAGAGCCGGGATTCTCAAAATATCTTTCAATTTCTTTCAGCTCAATCTCGCGAGTCTCTAAATTCATCGAATAAACTTTGACGTCTAACTTCTTATCAACAATCTCGCCTATTTTCATAGCCCCTTGTTCTGTCCAAATTATCTCATCGAAAGGAAAGCAAATTAATCCGCCAGACCATCTATCTAGTCCAGGCTCTCCGGCTGATAATCCCGTGATTGTTCCTGAGCTACCTGCGCTTGCTACAGCGCCCCCGGCAGTTGTCTGAAAGTAATCCTTTGCTTTGCTGTCTGCTCTTATTTTTACATCGAAGAGATAGTCGTAATGCTGCAACTGCATAATGCGCTTAATCTGCTCAGTCATCTTGTCTGCAAGGGTCTTACTGTACGCCACGTAAATGTATTTAGAATCGGGATACTTCGCCATTGTCCATGCCACAAACATTGTCATCATCAACGACTTGCCACTACCCGGGGGTGTGTTAATAAGCAGTCTGTGGCTTGGTATCTCTAGTCTTGACGCTCGAGTTAATGCTTTAGCGATTGTGATGTGATGCGACTCACGACCCACAGGTTCGCTAACAATGAACTTTCTGTTTGTAAGAATGGGAAAGAAATACTTGCAGAACTCAAGCAGACTGCCGCGCAGCACTGACGCTAGCTCTTCTTTCTCTAGAAACTCTTTATTCATAAATCTTACTCAAATGAAAAAAGCTTAGCAGTAAAGCTATAATACAAAAAACAACACGCAGGTTTATATGCATCTATTCAAGAAATCACAGATAACAATCATTCGCAATAATGATGGCAAAGCATTTAGAAAGATGTTGAAGCTTGATAAAAGGCCCATACACATACTCACGGGAAAACCCGAAATAAGAAAATACTCGAAAATGGTGCACGGTTATATCAGCAGAGATATTCTTTTTGTCTTTGAGCTTACAGCTTATAAAATTGTGCAGCTCGTAGAAGAATACATTCTCTCTAAAGAGATAGCTGATTTTCTGTATGTCGTAGAAGCTACACGCTTTGATGAAGAGGTTCACGAGATGCTAAATGATATAGCATCTCTGCACGGAGTATCTGTTGTTGTAAGAGTTGGCTAGAAGTCCTTCTCGTTTTGCTTATCACGCTCTTTTCTTTGCGCCATCACTTCTGCATGAATAGCATCGACTTTTTCATCAACATTTCTTGTTGCAAAGATTTTCGGTGCTAAACAAACAGCTTGCCATCTTCTCTGTTCTATCTTCATCTTAGCGATTTGAATCATACCGCTGTCTGCTCTTGTCACGCCCTTCTCATCAACGTAAGTCTGACACTCTGCTAAATCAAGAATTTCATCTGTCATTACAATAGCTTGCATTCTTTTCGCAATCACATATTTAGTCATGAAATATGGATGCTTAGTTAGCCAGAGTGTTATCGCTTCTTTGGAAGGTAAATCGTATCTCTCTATAAGCTTAGCTACACTTAAACTATGACTCGCAATCAAGTCACATATAAAGTCGGCAATCTCATCTGTATATTCTGTTGGTCTTCCCTGCTCTTCGAAGTCTTCTTTAGATTTTCTCTTAGTCATAACGTCCTCTTTTCTAATATTATTTTTATAAAGTTTAACCGATCTTATTGAAGAGTGTATAACACGCATCTCTAGATAACGAGAACATATATGCAGTCTAAATACAAATAAGTTTATACTTATAAGCAATCACTGTTACATGTTGACACTGT